ACACCATTGATTTGGTGCCCCAGTTGTACGACAGGCTCGACGTGTTCATGGCAACCGTCTTTTCGCGGTTGACGATGAAGGTGTAGTCAGCAATCGACGCAACGCGGAACTGCTCGCTGGGTTCGCCTGTGACGTCTAGGTAGCTGGTGCCGTCTGGCGTGCTGACTGTTTTGACTGAGCCATCAAGGCCAAACACTTTGATAGCGCCGTCCTGAATCAGCACCATGTACTGGATAGTGCCGTCACGGTCGACGATGTGCGTAAAGGGCCTGCTGGACCCTGCGCTGCCCGTAAACATGCGGGCGAGGTGATTCATCGGCGGCCGCTTCTTCAAGCCCTCCACAGGGCTCGACATGCAGTTGATGACAGACTCCGCCTGCGATGCCAATCGCAATGCAGCCGGCTGCTGGCTAACCCCGTTAATTAGGTTCGGGATTGAGCTGCTAATCAGAGGCATGACTAGATGCGGCGGAGGGCTCGGCTAGGCAGGTAGGTGTTTAGAGCGCTGGTCATGTTGGGGTTGCCCCGCAGCATGTTGTGCTCGCTCTTGGTCGTCTCTTCCTCTAGGAACTGACTGCGTGCCTCTAGCTCTTGGGTCAGGTTGATTTTGGTCAGGTCGCCGCTGCCCAGGATTGCCTCCTGCAGCTGCCGGCCAGCCTTAATCATGATGTACTGGTGCGCATGCTCAGGCAGGTCATCCCAGGTCAGCAGGGACGTGACGTCAGCCTTGAGGTCCTCCGTGAACGTGTACGACTGCCGGCGGCGGTCATACAGCCTTGCGCCACGCTGGATGACGTCGTAGTCCGGGTACTCCGTAGGACTAACGACAACACGGCTGACGCTGGCACCAACAGGGATCTCGTTGCTGGTGTTGCGCTGCAGCGTCACTTCATAGTCAGTGTTGAACGACCAGCCCTCTGCCTGAATCTTGCGGCTGACATCGTTCAACGAATCCTCAGCCTGCTTGGCCAGGCCAAACTGACCTTGCAGGCTGTTGACCGGCGCCTCGCCCAGCATTTGCAGGACGCGGTTGACGGCCTCTAAAAAGCTGGTGCGAGTGAGTGCCATGGGTTACTTCTTTTTTCTCTTTTTGGCTGTTTTTGCTGAATCGCGAAACGCTTTGTCAGTAGGCGCACCTGGGCTGCCGGGCTTGCGAGGAGCCTCGCCGCGCTTGCGTTTAGCGTGAATGTTGGCGTACAGACCGCGTTTTTTAGGTGCCATCAGTAGCCCTTCTTCTTGCCGCCTTTGCCACCTTTGTGGCCTTTAGATCCTTTCTTGTGCATGGTGGTCTCCAATAAAAAAGGGGCCCGTAGGCCCCTTCAGGATACGGTCAGCTGAAAGTGATCTCAACTGCGCAATCAGGACGTAGTACACCTGTACCACAAGCCATGGATCCGACCATAAACGTGCCCTGGTAAAGAGCATGCACGTCGGCCCCGGTTTGCTCCATCTTCAGGTCCATCAGCTTCACAGTGCCGACAGCTTGGCGGTTGAACACCAGGCCGACGTTGTTAGTGAAGTTGGCGGCGTAGTTGTTGTTTTCGCCGGTAGCTGCTGAACGGTTGGTGGTCGGCAGGTGATTGGTTTTAACAATCGTGATGCCGGCAACCTTCAGCACGGTGCCTTCGGCATACGCGCCTTGACCGCCCCAATCGCGGTTAATTACATTGGTTTCTTGGACCAATTTGTAGTATTCGCGGGGCGCTAAAGCGCAGTAGCGATCATCCTCAGGGACCGAGTTCTCGTCCATCTTCTGCGCAGCAGAGAACAATGCGGTCGCAAGTTGTGCGCCCGTAATGTTTGCCTTGTTAGAAGAGGAAGGAGTGATGTTGACCGAGGAACCGCCAGGCAGGTCAGTGTTGAAGTTCGTAGTGGTACGAGCAGCTTTGGCGATCATTGCTGCAACGTTCTGGTC